AATTTTCATATATGTTTCAACGAAATAAATAGGGTCTTCAGAACATTTCATATATTCAGAAACTAGTTCAGGTGTCCAATCAATTGCTTCATCTCTTCTTTTTAAGTTGGTATTTCCCTTATATCCACGCTCAATATAGGGCTCTTCAACATTATCCATTCTTGCGCATACCTTCTAATACTTTTTGAAGATCTGCGGTTGATCCTACGAATAAATTATTGTTATGAACATTCGTCTGTTTATTCACTTGTTTGTTTTCGTCACCTATTTCTCTAATAGTTTTTTGAATATTCAGCAAATCTTTATTAGCATCAATGAGAGTTTTCATCAACTGACCGATAACTTCATATGCTCTAGGATGCTGTGACTGATCAGCTATTTCAGAGAGTTTTTGTAGAGCGTCGGTGCCATTTTCAATAATGTTATGAATATTAGCTCTAGCGATAGAGAAATCGTCCTTAGCGGTATCACTATTACTATCTATCTCTAGTTTTTTAATTGTATCCATCGGTGTTAATCCTAATGAATCGCCGATAGGATCTGGTTTCTTATCCATTATTTTCTCATGTTGTAATTACATTATTAGTAGTAATTATATATCCCCAATTGTCCGTTGCTTCGATATCGGCTAATGCAACTGAAAGTGATAGATTTGATGTCGGTGTTCCGTTAGCCGTTAAACCGGGGCGAACAGTAACTCTTTCTAAAGGATTCGTGTTTCCAACTGCCGTAGACAATACACCGTTTGCCATTTGATTAGCAGCAGGAACATAAAAATTAGTGTTAGCAAATTTGATAACACCAGTTTTTCTAACAGGCCCGTATAGATAACCTTTGAGTGTAAAATCTAGTGTCCAGATAAGTGATCTTCTTGTTTCAAAATCACCTGTATATGTATCTTCTGAATAAACGTTATTCAAAATAATAGGAATGTCAGCAGTTATATTCATCTCTGATACTAATTCAATAGTAGAAGTCCAGTCGGGAGTAAAGAATGGTAGTATTTGTTCTACAATTTTAGTTCCATCTTCGGCATTCTTAACATAAATGTATAATCTAAATTCTAGATCATATGGAACTGGAACATATTGATATTTTAGTTTGCTTGGATAGTTTGCATCAGCTGCTACCCTTTTAAGGGTGGTCGACATTTTTCTTGAACTATCATATCTCATTGACTGCATTTCAAATGACATTCTTGGTAAAAGAATAGCAGTCTGTCTATCGATTTCTGGATCAGCATCAACCCTAGATAGAATCTTTTCTTTCGGAGCATACGATAACGGTATTTTTAATATATCGACTACGTCACCACTGGAATTGGTACGATTGATCTGAATATCATTAAATAATGTTCCAAATAGAATGATATATTTTCTTATTATATTGTGATAAAAAGTATGTCCAAACATTAAAATGTACCACCCTCTGAGAATGGATCCCTATCTGTAAAGTCTAGTATTGCATCAGATTCAGTCTGGATATAGTCATTATCTGCTAATGGATCGATGGTAGCAAGAGTATATCCTTCTTGTGTTAAGACGTTTGTATAAGTGCTGTTTTCGTCTGTAAGGTAATAACCATCTTCATCCGTGATACCCCAATCTAGAGCATCAAGAGAAAGTTCTTTTTGAAGTTTGTCAATCTCTTCAATACCAGTGTTTAATATTTCATTTGAATAATCAAATAGTTCACACGTCATCTCCCATGTCTGAAGTGCTCCAAGTTGATAGAACATTTCAAACTTATTAACATACATGATTTTAAATAATTTTTGGTTTAATGGAAACCAAATAAGATCGCCCTCATTTGGCCTAAGCTGTGTATTCTGTGATCCAACTTCCTGATCAAAAATTCTCTGTGCTACCGAGAATACAACTTGATCCCTTATTTCTAAACCAAATTTTGATAAGAAATTACCGTCACCACTAAAACCATCAACAGATTTAATGTACATTTCAATTTCGTAATTTAATTCATATTTTGATATATCGTCTGCACCATATATTTCATCTTTATTAACAATAACTCTAGGAATATAAACCATATCCTGACCATATATTCTGATGGCCTCTATGATAATATTTTCAAGAACGAATTGCTCTTGACTATTAGAGAAATTGTTAAAATAAAAATTGGTAGCCATAAGATTATCCAATCATATCTGTAACTGGTAGGCTATAATTAATCATAACTTCTTTTTCTAGTTTTTCAATCTCTATTTCTGCTTCGTTGTAAATCTGTTGACCATTAAAAGTTAGACCGCCCGGGAGCTGCATTCCACCGAATTTTTTAAGATTATTACCCCACTGTCTCTTTATTAGAGCACTACAATACATCGCCAACCAACGGTCTCCCCAAGCATCTGTATATGTGTCAGGATCTATAACTTCATATGCCTCTACAATAACATAATTTCCAGTATTCAATTTACCCCAATCCATATCGATATAGAGCCTATCTCTATGTCTGCTATATCTAATCGGTTGTCTTCCAACCAAAATATGTTCAAGGAATTGAATATGCTGAATGGCCATATAATATGGAACCATTGAAACAGAGGTTAAAGTATATAAATCATTGAGCGCGATTTGATATCTAATATTGAACATATTATTGGTGTTTAATGCATCACCGATATCAAAAATATTGACTGCTCCCTTAATATTTTTTGGGAGAGTTAGATAGCCATTGTTCTTATCGTCAGACGTTACTACATGCTTATAGTAAATCTTCTCTGCCCCATCAAAATGATAATCCCAATAAAAGCTCAGTGATTCGTCGATTCTGTCTTCTACCTGATCGTCATCAACGTTGATCTCAATAACAGGTTTTCCTAACCTTCTGAGACAATATTCCTTAAATTCGTTTCGGGTTGCTGGTACAGCCATTTTTTTATTCTCCAAGGACTCCCTTTTTATTATTTATAAATACTTTTTTGTTTACATCTGATTTGTTTTTAGGTATAATGTATTCAGCGGAGACAATATTATGAAGATATTAAATTATATCAAGCTATCATTTCCCAATATCACGAACAAGAACTTTAAAAAATTCGTTACCGATGAGTGGATTAACGATAATTTTATGTTCTATGTCGATCCAAAAAAACACAGTAATCTCATTGATTTCTGTGATGAAATGCATGCTAACTATTTAGGCAAGTATTTTTCCGGTATTTGGCCGGCTAAACACAGCTATCCAGAATCTGGTAAATTTCTAATTAATTTTATCAATTCAACTAAGAATGATGCAGTACTAGATGTTGGTTGTGGAGATAATTATTACAAAGATAAAGTCCCAAATCTTATCGGTTTAGACCCGTATCATAGTGCCGCAGATATTATGCAGACTTTCGAAGAATTTAAAACAAAGATTAAATTTGATCACGTCATAGCGCTTGGAAGTTTAAATTTTGGTACACATCCTAAAGATACTAAACATATAGAGGAGATGTTTGCCAAGATTGTAAGGTTGACTAAGATTGGAGGATATATCCATTTTAGATTTAACCCAGGTTTAGACCATAAACCCATTAAAAAGGATAAAACCAGTTTTATGTTTATTGATTGGTATCCATGGACCAGAGAGCAGCTGTATAAATTATTTTTAAAATATAATCTTAAATTAATTAGATTTGCTTTAGAATATAATCATCAAAATGATGAAAGATTTTTTGTTATAGTGGAGAAATTAAATGAGACATAATATTTTTGTTGCTACAGATGATTGTTTTGATGATATTAATACGATCATATCCAGTGCACAAAATTCAGCCGATTATATCGAAGATCAGAGTTCTACTCTTTTTCCATTTCAACTGAGTAATATTAACGTTTTGGCTGGAGCTATTCATAGATACAGTGTAGTTGAAAGTGGATTATCTTCGCTTTATTACCATTTTAACATTAATGATAAAGAGGAAATTAATTTCGGTTTGAGACTTATGGGTCCAATGCTTCCAACAGTTGGTTTTACTCAAGAAATTAAATTTGTTTTAGACGTTGGTGATAGAATGTTTCTAGTAACTCCTAGAGATGTGTCTCAAACATATCAATATTATATTGAAAAATACAAAGAATCTCAAAACATATTAGTTAGAAGAAATATCGCTTTAAGGAGAAGAATGTTTGGACTTAATAATATAGAAGACACGTTAACTGAAAATGAAATTACTACAGCTATAGACGCTGCTTTTAACGTTTCAGATGCATTGTTTTCTACATTTGAAGCTTCAAACGAGAGATATGATTTTGATACCTCTTTTTATATTAATGGTGTATCTGACACCAATGGTACAAGTAAATATGTTTGTAGATATTTAACAATTAAAGAGGAAGAATGAGGGACGATCAATTAATATTTTTTCTTGGTGCTCCAGGCAGTTCTTGGTCAAGGATAGCCGCGATCCTCGCCTATTCACCTATTTTAAATTTAAATTTAAGTGATCAGTCACCGGAAAGAGAATATTATATTAAAACAAGTAAGTCATGGTCACATTTGGTAAATCATACCGGTTCTTATTTTGGAACTGGTATGGAGTTTGGAAAAAACTTTGAAAACCCAAGACAATCATACAATAAAATTTCATTTAAAAATGAAATATTAAAAGCCTTTAATGAGCATGACGATGAAAGAAATTATCTTGTAAAGAGCCATTCGTTAGCTTATGACATAGATTGGTTGATTGAAACGTTTCCAAAAGCTAAGATAGTTGGTGTTATTAAGCAACCAGTAGAAGAGTGTGTTAAATGGTGGAAAGAGGCCGGAGGTTTTAATATTACATATCCTAATTATGATTGGTATCTTGATAAAGATCTAGAAAAAGAATTTAATTCACAACAATATAATCTTAAGAAATTTGTTAATGAATGCGGATATCCATTATTTGGACCTACTATATCCTTCTTTAAGGAAAAATTAAAAGTTGATGTTGAACACGAAAAGGTATCCCAATATATTAAAGCTATACAGCTGTTGCCACCGTCAGGGCAAGGAGATCCTGATTATAGAACAACAACATTTTTCTATAATATAGACCTATGACAAAATATATAATTGAATATGTCGCTGGAACTAAGGGCGACATGCTAGCGAGATTTTTAAATAATTCACCATCGCATATGCTTGATGACGATAATAAAAGAACTTTACCAGCTGTAATAGGAATGCCAAATTGGTTAAAGGTTCAGTATAAAGAGGGTCAGACTTTAGATAGATATAGACGTGTTTTAGAGACTAATAAAAACAAATATATTACAGCCCATGTTCAATATCATTTTGGTAAGAGTAAAGAATTTGATAACTTACTTAAGGAATTTGATTATAAGATTATAAAGATAGTATTTGGGAAAAAATACTATACAACCATATTATTAGAATCTTTAGTAAAGAATTTTGGATCATTCGATAAATCTGAGGACGATTATCCAGTTAAGATTGAGAATTTTGTATTCCTTAATCATAAGGAACATATTAATAAATTATTTAACATAAAACATTTCAACGATTTTGAATATAGTAACTCCAATTTATTACTATTGTTTAGTTATCTTTTATCAAATTTGAAATCAGCTTCAGTTTTAAATAGATATGAATATTTTAATAACAATGATCTTGATAATAAAATAATACTTGATTATGAAAAATTATATATTGCTAAGGATTTATCGGAATATCGATTATTTGACGGATACGACATTGAAGAATATTCCAAATTGGTTGAATTGAGTTTTCCTAAAAGTACTATAGAAATGTACGGCTGTAAATTTAATTTGGCTAAATATGGTTATAAAGGAGATTTATCATGAATAAAATGAAAATTGTTCCGAAGTGTAAATCAAATGCAGAACATTTTGTGACATGTGAAGGTAAATGGTTACCTTGTTGTGTAGTACCGACACATAATTCCTTCTACGAAGATTCAATCTTTAATAGTGATGAT